ATCCCATTTCATAAGATCCGCCTTCCTCTCCAAAAATCCACTTTGACACAAGCTCATCTGCTAAAATTACAAGTGCTACAGCCGAAATATGAGAGCCAAGCTTGTCCGGATATTGATTTGCGAGCTTGTCCTGAATTTCTTTATGTTTGTCTTTCAGTTCGGCCATATCACTTTTAATCAAATGCCTTAAAAATTCAGGGCCTGCTGTTCCAAATATCTCTGATGTGATCTCATGTACTTTTCTGGCGTCAAATTCATCGTTAAATGGCTTGCCGTTGATTTCTAATGTTCTTGTCGCTATACCTGTTTGGCTTGTCATTGTCGTTAATGGCTCTTCTCCCGTGGTAAGTACTATCGTTCTCCATGTCTTCATACTTTGTATACCGCCTGATTTTGCACCTCTCAATTTTGATGAGCCAGTGCTAAGCATATATACAAGCTGGTCTATAAAGTCCTGTTTACCGCCTGCTACCTGTCGCTCATCTATTCCTAACGGCAAGTCGTTAAAGAATCCCGCTATTCTCTCAAGTCCGACTTTTGTAGCATTAAACGACGTCATTAATTCTTCAGGATCGCCCCACACACTTAAAGCCGCTTTTAAAGCTGCAGTTTTACCACCTCTACTATCGCCCCAGTTGTGTACAAAAAATGTTCTGTGATTGAGTAGTTTTAAAAGTGGAGCAGCGAAGGAACTTGCTAAAATAAATCTGAAAATATCATTGCTCCTATAAGGACTTATACATTTAATCCAGTTTTCTAAATCCCCTTGGATTGAATAGGCATTAACCCATTTCTGCGAATTTCTATCAATATCAAGTACATAATCATCATTTATGAACGGTATAAAATACTTTCCATACCAACCGAGTTGACTGACAGATTTTTTGATCGGTAATATATCTATATTCTCAGCTTCAAGAGCTCCTAAAAATCTAACAAGGTGTTTTGCATTTTCACTCGTAACAGTTATACCTATGTCAGCAAGTTGTGTGATGGTTCTACTTTGGAATATTGTACTACGTTGAACTATTTCTTTTTGCCAACTTCCGTCACGAAAAAATGCTATTTCAATTTTTTCTTCACCTGTATCTAAAGATTTTAAGCGACTATTTAATAAGATAGGTGTCCTACAAACACGTTCTGGGAGCCCTGTTTTGTCGTTTATACTGTATATTCCGTCCTGCGTAATCCTCCAGCCAGGTGGCATTCGCAACTGTATAGGTGCACCTGGTAAAACTTCTTCAACTTTTGTCTTGTATTCGTTTATATCTATTTTTTGAGCCAATTCCATAACTGCGGCCCAACGCTGCTCAAAGTGCTCTGCATCTTCTATATGCAACTGACTGGGATCTTTGACGCCTGGAATCTGTATTTTATAGACTTCATTTTGAAAATTCTTATATGCTAGCGCATCGCAAACTCTTTTGAGGAATGTTTCTCCGCCGAGATCTGGTTCTTGGTGGATATATATTTTCAAGCCTTCCAATACTGGCACCCAATCAGGATTGAACGTGCTTGCCCCGGGAACTCCTAAAGCAGGTATACCGTATAACCATAACGTTTGAGCGTCGCTTTCGCCTTCGACAAGCACAATATAGCCTTTTTCTCTGAATTCTGTCATTTTCCACAGGCCGTATAAATGGACCTTGCTTCCTCTGTTCCAGCTAAATCTCATTGAGCTTTGTGGATTGTACCTCTGCCGGTTTGCTACAACCTGCCCTGATTCATCCATGTATGGGATAGAAATTCCGACCTTACCATTTTTTATCCCGAGACTCGCTATATATTCAAGCGGAAAATGCTTTTCGGCGCAGTAATCTTCAACGGTATATTTGACCGTCTTCTTCTTTTGCGGTTCTTTATATTCACCGGCTATTTTAAGAAGCCGCTTATATGCTTCTTTGCCGTCAATGTTTTCTATTCTTTCAAGGAATGTCTGTCCGTTTCCACTCGCTCCGCAGGCTTCGCATTTCCACAGTCCGTTTTCTGTATTAAACCACATAGAAGCGTGCTGGTCATCATGGAATGGACATTTAACAAGCATCTTATTTTGTCCTGCTGATTTCATCTCTTTAAAATAATTGCTATAAAACTGCGGCCAATTAATTTTTGAATCCAATTCTTCCATCAATCTCACCTCCCATTGTCATTTTTGATAGGATTCCCGGGCATAAAGCCCGGCAAGGGAGGTTAAAATGGAATATTTTCTTCATCCATTTTAGGATTTTCAACTTCAATTATGTCGCTGTCCTCTATATCAATTTGCCTTGTTGTTGCTTTAATTCCTTGTGAATACATCTTTAATTGTTCTGTTGTAGCTTCATCTAGTACGCTTTCAAGCTGGAACTGCGCTTGACTATATACTATTCCTGAATTGTTCGTAGCCTTCTTGAGTGTGATTTTTGTTATAACACCATAGGATCTCAAACCTTTTGTAAGTATTCTTTTAGCCAGATAATCTGCAAAAGGTTTGATGCTTGTTGGCGGCAATGTAAGTAAAAGCGGTAATGTCTCTCCGTTTCTTAAAATATACACTCTGTGCATATTTTTGCAGGCTTTGCCTTTGCCGTCCGGCGCACTACCGAATTGATTTAATGGGCAGTTCTTGCAGTTGCCTCCAGGTACTCCTACACCTTTTTTGCCGTCTAAAGAGCTACAGTCCGGTGCATTGTTTTGTCCTTCAAATTTTTGTGGCCAGTAAGCATTTATAGGATGATGATCCACTATGACACCTACTATTTCTTTTACAACATCAGGGTTGTTTGGATCATTACCAGGGATTTCAAAAGTCAGTCCTCCACCTGTCGGTATTTTGATTCTGTCGAATGAAGTTGGCAGGCCTTCCATTTCCTCGTTAAATGCTTCGCTCATATCATCGTTTAAAGCAGGTAATTTAAACTCATTTACAACTGCTAAATCCTTTGTTTCTCCCATCTTCAATTTCTCCTTTCATAAATTTATTTTGTTTTCCTCATACGTATTGTCGTTTTGTCATATACATTTACAAGGCCATCAAGCCATTCAGGAAGCTTATCCTCATTTTGTTCAATTTGTTCCTTTACAAACGCTGAAAGACTATTGCTGTTAACCGTCTCGTAGACCAAGTCACCGTATCCGTTGTCTTTAAGCGCCTGATATAATTTTTCTTTTGCATCAGAAACCGGCGACGCAAAGGTTTTTGTATTGAGATAGAATAGCGTCCCATTTCTGCTGAAATTCTGCATTTCTTCCTCAAGCATTTGTTGAACTAATTCTTGTTCAGTTTCTTCAATCTCTGTGTTAATCTCTTTGACTTCATTTTCAAGCTGTTTCTTTTTATCTCTCAACTCTTTTAACTTGTCTGCTAATTCAAATATGTTCATACTATCTCTCCTTCCCTGTTTTTTATTTTTTCTATTTTTATACCGCTTGGGACCTCTTCAATGCTTATGTTAATTGTTACTTTCCCTTTATAATCACCGATTGCTTCTACTAACAATTTTTCTATGCTAATATATTCATCTTTGTTTTTAATCCACAAACTTCCTCCTGTTGTAATCTCAACGTCCATGTTTTCTAATTTTAACAATATCTTTTCTAACATTTTAATAACCTCCTTAAAATTTTTATTTTAAGTATATTCTCCAGTTGTCCACCACCATCTTGGCCATATCCTCCTTCTTCTGAAGGGCCTTCATCACGTGTTCATCAACTGTGTTTTTAGCCAAAAGGTGAATATATGTGCAGTTGTTTTTCTGGCCGATACGATGTATCCTGGCTCTTGCCTGCTCATAATTAGCATAACTGAAATCCAGTGAATAAAAGATTGCTGTGTTCGCTGCATGAAGTGTGATACCTAGTCCTGCTGTCTGAATTTGGGCTATAAATACTTTGCAATTAGGGTCTTCTTGAAACTGTCTTACCTTCTCGCCTCTTTCTTTTATTGGCACTTCTCCAGCTATCCAACTGTACTGAATTTTAAGCTCGTCCATCATTCGGCGTATTGCTTCAATTTCTGCTACAAACCTTGCAAATATCACAACTTTCTTTCCAGCTTCAACTATGTCAGCTACTATTTCTTTTAGTGCTTCTAATTTTGCCTTTGAGACTTGCTTTTGCGTTCCATCGTCCGTATTAACATAGCCTCCAGTTATTTGCTGTAGTCTCAAGAGTTTTGTAAGTATATTTCTTGTAGTGATTTCTTGTTCTGTCTCCATCTCTGCATAGCTTTCTTCCTTGATTGTTTTATAAAGTTTAGCTGCCTTCGGTTCAAGTTCACAGTACCTAATTTCATCTATTTGCTCTGGTAAGTCTAAAGCTTCTTCTTTTGTAATTCTAAAAGCTATCGAGTGGGCCTTCTGTATAAGTTCATCAAGATTCTGGTATCTTATTACTTCATGCCCTCCGTAGCCACCCATGACGGTATATCTTGCTCTAAATGCGTAGTAGCTTGTCCCAAAAATTGAGTCATCAAGGAATTTATACTGCGAAAAGAAATCCAACGGTGCATTCTGCACTGGAGTACCTGAAAGTATAAGTTTGTACTTTGCTACCTTTCCTAGCTTATGCATTGCTTTCGATTGCTGAGCAGAAGGATTTTTGATGCGCTGGCTCTCATCGGCGATAACCATGTCAGGTTTCCAAGTAAGAAGTGTATCTATCATGCGCCATGTAGCCTCATAATTTATTACCGCCACTTGGAGGAAATCCTTCCATTGAGATAAACTTTCTAATTTCTTTATCCTTTGCTGTATTGGTCCTTCTAAAACTGCAATTTTGTACATTATTTCTGCCGCTTCAAATTCTTTTGGCCATACTGGACAAACGCTCGTCGGTGCAACAATCAAAAGTCTTTTTATCTCGCCTCTTTGATATCTCCTTGCTGCTATGGCTACCGAAGTCAAGCTCTTACCGGTCCCCATTTCAGCTAATAAAGCTAAATTTGAATTTATAAGTGCTAAATTATAAGCCTTAATTTGATGTTGGAATGGTTTGAGTTTGATTGGCATTGGCTCGATAGGTTTAACTTCATCTGCCAATTTAATTTTTGTAATCTCATCTTGGATCTCTTTAAGCTCTATATATTTATCAATAATTTTTTTATCTATGTTACTTGTAATGTGTTTAAGATGGTCTATCGCTTCAAGTGTTGCTGGCAGGGTCCAGACTTTTCTTTTTGGATCCCATTGCCTACCAGGAATGGTTTTAATCATCTCTTTTTCGTAGTAACAGTCGCTCACTTCGATATGATCCTCTGCTAATACCGCTTTCAATTTCTCACTTCCTCCCTATTGAGTAAACCATTTTTTAATGGTATACTCAGAGTAACGGATTTTATTTTTTTTAGGCTCTTTTTATAGAGACACAGCTCTTATAGAGCTACTTTTTTTGCTTCTAATGTAGCTTCTATTTCTTTTTGCAAAGCTGCTCTTAAGTCTTTTACTTTACCTACAAATGTAAATATTCTATATGGATAAGTAGAATCTTGTCCACATTTATGGCATTTGACTGCATTTATCCAGCCTTGTCCACCTATCCAATAGCGGATTTTGCATGCGTAGTGACTGCCACATCGTGGACAAACAGCATCATATATGTTCATTTTTATTTCACCTCCATTTTTTTAAGCTTTTCTAATAAAGTGTTGTGTTCTTCGAGATCTTTTTGCAAAACCTCTAAAATTCTTGTCTGTGTTTCTGTCAAATTTGTTCTGTTGCTTTTATTCCAATGTGCGATTGATTCTTTTAAAGATTGGATTTTTGACCACACTAAACATTCAAGGATATTCCTTTCATCATAAGTAAACAGCGGTTCCATTATTTTCACCTCCTTTGTAGATAAGCTGTTTTATAATAGTGCTTGCTATGTCGCAAACATTTTGCCAGCGTTTTTGTTTTTCTTTTTCGTTGATTTTTGGCGCAATAACATATATTTTTGTATTGCCAAATTTGTATTCTTTATCATATTGAACTTCCATTTTAGATCACCCCTTTGCTATTAGATAGAACTGGAAATAGTTCTTCTAAAGGAACGCCAATCACTTTTGATATTTTGATGGCGTTTGTGAGAGTTGGAACGCTTTTCCCGTTCAGAACATCATAAAAATATGATTTTGATAAACCCGTTTGTTCAATTACATCAGAAATTTTAAGATTTTTGTTTTTTATTGCTTGTCTTATGTTGTTTTCCAATTTCTTCACCCCCTGCACTTTTAATTGTACCACTTTATCGGACAATATCAATTTTGATTGTACCTGTTTATCGGACATTAAAAGAAAATAGCACTCTCTTTCTAAAAAATTCTTTGATTATCTCAAAATTACTGTTTACTTTATCGGACATTGTGGTATAATATTAGTATGATATATCGGACATGCATATAATATAAAAAGGAGTGTTCCTAATGATAAATGAAAAATTAAAAAAAATCAGAAAAGAGCGAGGCTTGAGCTTAAGAGCTTTAGCTGAAAAATCAGGAATATCCAAAAGCACTTTGAATGATATAGAAAATGGCAAAAGCAATCCTACAACAGAAACGTTAGCGAAAATTGCCAAAGCTCTAGATATAAAAATATCTGATTTTTTCAGGACTGAAAATGATTCTGTAGATGATCCTGATTTGGAGTTTATAGACGAATATGCTCTTTCGCTTGATGATGAAAAAGAAAAATTTCCGAAAGTAACAGATGTGAAAGAAGCTTTAAAAATTATTATGGCGCAGCCTGGCCTTATGCTTAATGGTGAGCTACTAAGTGATGAATCCAAAATAGCATTGGCTAATGCTATTCAAATGGGTTTAGCATACGCTGAACAAATGCAGAAAAAAGAAGAAGAAATCGCTTCGGGAGAAAGTTTAATACATAGGCCTGCGATGTTGGAGTTGCTGAAAGAAGTAGAACAAGGCATGTATGACGCTGTTTTATGCATGGACCTGCAACGTTTAGGACGTGGCAACATGCAGGAACAGGGTCTAATCCTTGAGGCATTTAAAAAATCAAACACTAAGATCATAACGCTTCAAAAAACTTATGATCTTAACAATGACTTTGACGAAGAATATAGCGAATTTGAAGCGTTCATGAGCCGAAAGGAACTTAAAATGATAAATAGAAGACTCCAAGGCGGTAGGATACGATCTATTCAAGAAGGCAATTATTTATCGCCATTGCCACCTTATGGCTATCTAATACATGAAGAAAAGTTTTCACGCACTCTAATTCCTAATCCTGAGCAAGCCGATGTAGTTAGAATGATTTTCGATATGTATGCCAATAAGCAGATGGGGTCTAATATGATAGCAAATGAATTGAACAAAATGGGCTATAAAACGTATACCGGCAGGAACTGGGCTTCAAGCTCTGTTTTAAATATCCTCAAAAACCCAGTCTATATCGGCAAAATAACGTGGAAGAAAAAAGACATAAAGAAGTCTACTGACCCAAATAAAAGTAAAAATACACGGCAAAGGCCCCGTTCCGAATGGATTGTAGTAGATGGTAAACACGACCCTATAATAGGTAAAGATCTCTTTGATAAGGCTCAAGAAATCATAAAAAACAAGTATCATATACCTTATCAGATCGTGAATGGTCCAAGAAATCCTCTTGCAGGCTTAATAATATGCAAAATATGTGGTTCTAAAATGGTATACAGACCGTACAAAAATAAAGAAGCGCATATAATGTGTCCGAATAAATGTGGGAATAAAAGCAGCAAGTTTATATATGTAGAAAAGAGATTGTTACAAGCTTTGGAGGAATGGCTCAAAAACTATGAACTTGACATAAAAATTGATAATGATGATAGAGAAAATACGTTTTTACAAGCTCAAAAGAGACAACTTGAATTGCTAGAAAAAAAATTAAAAGAACTTCAAACACAGAAATCTAACTTATATGACTTACTGGAACGTGGCATATACGATATAGACACATTTGTAGAACGTTCTAATGTGATTGGAGAAAGAATCGAAAATACACAAAAAAGTATAGACCTTATAAAAGAGAAAATTGAAGAAGAGCAAAATAAAAATGACAAAGAAAAAATTATACCTGCTTTCAAACATGTTTTGGACGTGTACTACAAAACAAATGACATAGCACACAAAAATATGCTTCTAAAGAGCATACTTGAAAAGGCTGAATATCTAAAAGAAAAAAATCAGAGAGAGGATAATTTTACACTTATTATATATCCGAAACTGCCTGAAAAATAGGCTTTTGTAGTGGTGTCTAACATGTGGAAGGCAATTCATTGCCCTCTTGATGTTATATACCTAAAATTACTACTTATTTTATATTAGTATTAGAATAAAAAAAAAGAGGCCACGAAGGGCCTCCCTATTCTTCTTTGATAAATGCATCATATCCTTTGCTCTTTAATTCATTAACTAAACGTTCGGCATTTCTTCTATCAGTAAATGCTCCTACTTGTACTTTATAAAGCTTTGTTATCTTTTTCTTCTTTTGCAAATTAAAA